TAGTTGATACTCGTAAGGATCGTACAACAGTTTACCTTTTACAGGATGTTGAATGTAAGCAAAGTTTTTAGCAAAGTATAAGTATCCTTCTTTTGGATCCATGCACTTAACTAGTTCTTCAACTTGCTCGTTGCTATATGTTTCTTGTTTGTTAGCTTTCTTAATAAGAACGCCGTCTAATGATGCTGCCATACTGTTATTTACTCAAAAAAATAGACTCTGACGAGCCTATTTGATTCTTTTATAATAAAATTTACTTACAGCCACATGTTGAACATGCCATTAGTTTCTTTTTGCCTGCTGCGCCACACTCTGGACAATCTTTTGTTGCAACACTTTCTTTTGTTAAAAATGCTGGCTTGTCGTCTTTGGTGCCTTTTTTACCGTCTTTGCCTGCATCCATTGGCATCTTGCCTGATTTGGATTTACCTTTAGCAGGTGCTTTACCTTTGCCTTTTTTAGCTTGGTATGCTTTTAGTGCTGCTGGCAATTCACCTTCTGACAGTTTCTTTTCTTGTAGTGCCGCCATGAGCGAAGCTTTAATACTTTCAACTGACATTGGATTGTCGCCGCCTGCCGCAGCGTTGTGTCCTTTTTTCGACTTGTGTAAGTCATCGCCATCTGGGATAACAGCACTTAAATCGCTATACTGCTCGTCTGGCTCGTTTTCATAATCGCCGCCTGCTTCTTCAACTTCGTCGTCTACTTCATTAGTAGGCAATCCTGCAAGTCTAGCAAGTTCATTTTGGCTGTCCATATTCTTGCCCTTAACTTTAATAGTGTAAGTGCCTTCGCCGGACATATCTTCAGTTTCGGCTTCTTCGTCATCCATTGGATCTTCAATACCAGCTGCTAACTCATCTTCTTCGTCATCCATTTCAGCAGCATATGATTCGTCTTCGCCGCCGTCTAAATCTGCAATAGCAGGAAGATTCATTTCTCTATCGTCTAAACCGTCTTCCGGTTCGCCCATAATGCCCGACAAACGTTCCATGTCCATGCGTGGCGAAAGCATTTTAGCACTTACTGGTTCAGCTGTGCCCATACCTGCATTTTTCATCATGTTGATTAGATCATCAACATGCTCTTTGCCGCTTGCATTTAAGCTAACGCTCATTGTTACAGGGTTGCCTTTGTCTATCTCTGGTGCCATTGGCGGAGCCATAGCAGGCATTTCTGTCATTCCACATTCTTCAATGCGGTCCATTGATTCGATTAATTTCTTCATATTCATAATATCAGCCTCCTATAACTGCTTTTGTATTTTCTGTGTCACCAATGTCTGATGACTCTCCAACCGGAGCGCCTTCAGAGCCACTGTGTTCATTTTCTTTACGCACAGTTTCTAGTTCTTTTAAAAGACTCATTATTCTGTTTCCAGCAACCGAGTCTTGCGCACTTTCTCCGCCCATGTCTTCTTTAGTTAACATAGATTCGTACGGTGCATCGTCTTTGATTTCTTGGTATTCTTCTCTAGGATCACCTAAATTGCGCACAATAACATATGCTTGATCAATGCCGCAACAGTTGCCAATATATGCTTGTAATACTTGTGGTGTAGTTGGGTACTCGACTGCTAGTTCAAAATAAGTAACTTCCATATTTTGTAACTGTGGGAAGTCCAATGGACGTTCTTGTATCGGTGTTTTCTTACCTGAAGTTAGGTTGCTAGCACCATACTTCTTAAGTATTGTTTCTAGTGTGTCTTCAAAACCTTCTGGTAAAGGTCCTGCAACTCCTATCTTAAATTGATAAGTCTTTTTAGACTCGTTTAGTAATTGTGTAAATGATCTCATTGCGCAATGATCCCTGTTCTATATGTATTATTTATCTTTATCTAAGCCTTTAAGTCGTTCTAAAAGACTGTTTCTATCTGTTACAACATATCCTGCTCCATTAACAATGTCGCCATCATTAGGTCCTGCACTATCGTTATCCATCTTTTGTTTTTTAAGTTGTAGCTCAACTACTTTTAATTTATTATTAAGTTTAGCTACTTTAGCATCTAAACTAGTTTTAAGCAGTCCGCCAGCAGTTTCAAATACTCTGCCACTGTAACGACTTTCTACATTCATACCTAAATCCATTAGATCATCGTATGCNTGCATTGCTTTGTCAGCAATTTCATTAAGCTCGTCATCTGCCATTTTACCCAAGCCTTTAATAGCTGGTAACGCTGCTGCAATTTTGTCAAACTCTTCTATGTCACGGAATGTTTCAACTACATTAGCCATTTCGTGCTTTGTTTGTTCTGCTTCTTGAAATTCTGCTTCTTTTATAATTTCTTTTGAATCAGGTAAATTTAGTAGATCTTCTAATTTTTTAGTCATTTAAACTTTCCATTATATGCTACTATTATTTATCTTTTGCGGCCAGTATGAAAGATATCATCTTCAGTAACAATACGGAATATTATACCCTTTTGTTTGCACCATGCTCGTGCAGCTTCCCACTTAGCTTGATTAATTACATAATGTGCTTGATTATGTTTGCTATTACCAAGACGTTCTCGCATTGCTTGGTTAGCAGGTTTAACCTCAATTAGTTCCACACGCTTTTTAGTACTTTTATCTGCATACGAAATAAAGAAGTCTGGCACATATACAGTTTGTTTACCAGTTAGAGGATTTCGATAAGGAATACGAACAGCTTCACTTGCCCATTGTTCTATAGCAGGATGCTCGTCGCAGAACTTCATAAAAGTAAATTCCCATCCAGATCGATATGTAGGAACTTTATTGCCTATGTACTTTTGCGGATTCTTTAGATTAAACTTACCTTGTGCAAATCTAGACATATCATATTACAACGTTTCTTTGATTAAATAATTCACTTTTTGTTGTTTCGTCTCTAAAACCTAGTACACTAGTTTTTTCTCTATTAAAGTTAAGAATCTGAGCAACAATAAGACTAAGTTGCACGTCAGTTACTCCCTTTAAAGTATCAATTAATTGTTGTACATTTAACTCATCGATTTTAGCTTGCTGTAACAACACACTTGCTGTATTAATTGCTGAAACTTTTTCGAATCCTCTTTTAAGAAAATACCCAATAACAGCATCAACTTCGCTAGGATTGTAACTAATTTCTAAATTATAAAAATTATTAAAGTACTCTGTTGTTATTTCTGTCGGAGCGTTGACAGGATTGTCTGATACACTTTTAGTCATCGATTCTTTCCTTATAAACCGCTAATTGCATTAGCCGCAAGCTGTGTTAATTTCTGATCGCCGGCTGATATACTTCCGGATATTTGTGAATTGTATGCTGCTTTTTGAGAAGCAGATGCACTGTTGTACGCATTAATGCTTACATTAGGAAGTGCTCCACTATTAACAAGCGCAGGTATAACTTGGTTTGCTACAGCTGGATCTGAAAGTTTTGTTACAATTTGTTGACTATTTGATTGTGTAGAAGTAGTTGTCTGTGAAGCAATTGGTGTTGACTGATTTGACGGATCAGGAACAGGCAATTTATTTTGAGATAATACGTTTGTTACTAAACCGCCAATCACACCTGTTGCAACGTCTTTAAGAATATTACTACTTTTACCGTTTTTGTTTCCAAATGTTTTATTTAATAGTGCCGAAGTACCTAACCCAATTAATGCAGGCAGTAACCCCTTTTCGCCACCGCCTGGAATCATAGCATTATCGAGATATCCCAGCGGACTTGGAGTTACATCATAGCCTACACTTTGATCTGCAAATCCTGAAGGCGTATCTTGTGCAACTGTTCCGCTAGTATAATGCACAGCTTCATAAGCAACACTCATTGTATTTTCGTTAAAATCTGTGCCGCTACTATCAACGCCACCGTGATCCCATGCACTTAGAAGCGGATTAACTAATGTATATGCTACCCAATTTCTACGTGATAATTGATAGATTGTTATGCTTTTAAAGAACGGATTTGTTTTATTGTTATTAAGTCCGTAATTAGGAACTTTAGCAAAATATTTGTCTCTAGATTGATATGCATTTTTTGCACCATTTGTAGACTGATTGGCATCGACAAAATAGTACCTATAGTATTCTTCTAGTAATGCCCTAGTAACACCAGTATTATCATCGTGAAATGTAATTCTACAGTCTTGATAATCAACACGAGTTTGTACATTCTTTTTACGATTGTACTGTTGTTTGTTTTCTACACTTGCTCTAAAACTTGGCAAGTCTGCACTTTTAACAAGTACACCTAATTCTTTTTGAAATCTAAATACGTTTGATGTTGCACTATTACCAACTTCGTCGTTAGGATCAAACCTAACATGATACATGTACTTTGTCTTTGGTGTAAAGGCAAAATTATTTTGAGTATAGATTTGATTAGCGTGCCGAGCATCACGTAAGTGTGTCTCAGATTCTAGATTGAATAGGAATGCATCTTTTAAGCTCATGTTAATATTTATCCTTATGCATTAACCGTATATATAAAGAAAAGCGAAGATTGAATTAACAACCTTCGCTTTCTATATAAAATACCAACCTTAACTAAGCTTATTAGCCAGTAACAGTAGTTCCGCCGATAGCTGAATTTACTGCTCTTGTAACTGCTTCGCCAATGCCTTCGAATGATTCGTCTGCACCAAATTGGATAGCATTGTCATAACGAATACTTAGCGTAGTTGTTACTGCTTCGTTAGTAGCATATGCTAGTGAGTTATAGTTTGCTGATTCTAAATAACAGCCAACTAATTGGAAGCGATCAATTACATTTGCTCCATTAGCGCCGTTACCACCGTCTAGAATTTCAATTCTAGTTTGGAACTTGTAAGTACCGCTTGATACTGCGCTTGACTGCTCGAAGAAATCGAACTGCTTTTGTAGCTGCTGACCAACAACTTTTTGTACGTTGTTGTTTGCATCTTCGCGTAGTGTTAGTGTAATTGGATCCCATGTGTGCTTACCTGCAAGATATGTTCTGCTGTTGTAAGCGTCGATAGTCATTTGTTCAAAACTAATGTTTGGACGAGTTACGTCTACTACTTGTCTTGAAACTTCTCTAGTACCATCTGGTCCGCCAGTGGTACCAAAGCCGTCTAGTAATACTCTAAAGCGATACTGTAGTTTAGGCATCAATAATGATGAGTTACTTCCAGCACCTTCTGTAGGTACACTGATATTTTGTAATGTTGTAATTGGCATTTATATTCTCCTATACAGTATTTATGCTTAAATGAGTGGGGAAGTGTCCCCACTCATTATATGCGCATATTAACCTAGTGCTGCAATTTCACCTGTGTTCTTAATTCTTAATGGAATGTAGATAAACTCAATAGCTTTTACTGGCTCAATAGCAATGTCTAAGTATAGTTCATTACGATCGATTCTTGCCGGTGTGTTATTTGATTCATCACATACTACTAAGAAGTCATACAATGCACGTAGTGCTACTAGTTCTAGTAACAATGCATCTGCTGCTGCTTTAACTTGATCTCTTGTGATCTTGTCATTTGGCTCAAACAAGTATGGTTTAGCTAACAACTCTAGCTGTCCACGTAAGTATACAGTTAAACGTGCTACGTTAACACGATCCAATGCACTTGCGTTTCTTGCACGAGTCTTTTGTCCAAATACAACAAGTCCTGCTCCTGCTAGGAACGTAATCGGATTAATTGCATTTGAGTAAAGCGTATCACGCTGTCCAGTATTTAATGCTACTGACTTAAATTCGCCTTCGCTAGTAATATAACCTGAACTTGTAGCATTACTTACACCACCGCGTCGTGTTCCTGCCGGAGCAAACCAGGGGAAAGCAACTTGGTCGTTTAGTATAATAGTACGTAGCGCCATGTGGCTTGGCGGAACAACAATGTTGTTGCCTGCATTATCACTTGTAAAGCCTGAACCGTAATACATAGCCATGTACTCATCAAAGCTCACTGCACCGTCATCGTTATCTTCAAGTGCTAGTTTAACGTTAGTTGCCCATTCATTTAATGAAGTTGCGTCTGGAGTTAAGCGGAATGGAGTGTCACCAACAACAAATGCCGTTAAGCGTCTGTCATAGTTTAGTGTGATCATTTCGCCAATTAGCTCTGGATATCCCGGAGCAGCCAACAAGTTAAACTGACGACTTTCTTCGTCACGTATTTCTTGGTTGCCGTTAACAAGTGCCTGTAGTGCTTGTACAACGCTCTTACGCTGTGCATGGCGCCCAAAGCTACCTGAACCATCTGCTTGATTTCCTGAATCAGTAACCCAACGATGTGGGTAGTAAGCTGCCATTGATGGGCCTGTTTCTCCGCCTTGACGAATGTTTTTAGCAGTTGTGTCCACATAGTTACGCTCAAAACGCTTAACATTGAATCCACTCTTACGTAGATTCCACAGTAACATGCCTTTTGGATATAGTGCTGGATCCGGAGCATCTGTGTCTACATAATCACTTACAAGCATTTCTGCAATAGTTGCACTAGGCGCATCTACTGCTGTTCCGCCTGTGTCACCTTCACGTGCATCTGCAAATAGTACGCCGTTTTCTGTAGATTGGTCTGCTTTATCAAGTAGTATCCAAGCCGGTGTAGTTAAGTCTGCATTCCAACGGTAAATTGCTGGATAGTTTTCAACGTCTGCTGTGCTTACCCAAATATCACCATTTACAAGCGCATCACCTGTTGACTGTAAAGTTGGTGCTGTAGCTGCTACTTGAGGTCCAGCAGCATCAGTACCACTATATGGACTTGAATCTGCTGATACGCCAGTGCCGCCTACATAGTTTAAACCAACAAATGCATCGCCATTGTGTACTAGGATGTCAACTTCGTCAACAACACTACTGTACCATAGCTGACCATCTGCGGCCAAACTTAATGGAACGTTGCCAGATGATGTGTACGCTAGTGGTTTCCAGTTCGAAGCAACTAACCCAGTTGCATTTGGGCCAACATATAAGTTAGCTGTTGTTGCTGCTGCAAAACCAAATCCTGCTAAACCACTGTCAGTATCGACGATTTCAATATCGCCACCTAGCTTGTGCTGTATCACTACTCTATTTTGTGAGTCAACTAGTGCTACAACATTTGTCATTCCCTTAGCATTAATTGCTGCTGCTAGTAATTCTGCATCTGCACTTGAACCTGCTGTAGTAATAGATACACCAAAACTAGTCGAATGTGCTGCACTATTTGCTCTAGTTTCAGTTAAAGTAAACGTATATGTAGCTGCTGCTACGCCCGTTGCTCCAATTACTGCACCAGTAATGCTGGTTGCTCCTGCTGCTGCTCTTGTATAAACTTTGTAATTTCCAATTGGATTAGCAAGCTCGTCTACATTAACTTTTGCATAAAGTGCGCCTGCAAGCATATTGGCGCCGCCACCCGTTTTATCTAAGCCGTAAATTGCAGCTTCTGGTGTGGTGTAAATTGGTGTATTTACAGTTGACCATAGCTGAGTAGCTGTATTATACTGCTTAACACTTAGTTTTGCTCCGCCATTTGGAGTAGTTGTTTTGATCCAAATACTACCTGATGGTGCTGAACTTGTATCTGCTGTTTTAAATGCAGGTACCGCAGTGTGTGGTG